TTTAAGGATTTGCTTACGTTGTTTTCCCGTTGATTCGTAACTAACATGAACCCAATCCGGATTGGAATCAGTACCAAACTCCCAAATCATTTGGTCAAATACCAGGTTATCCTTGATGTAGTCAAAAACTTGTTTGTTAGTGATGCTCGTTCCATCCATATCAATATCAATCGCTTCGCCCGTACAATGTTGCGAGGACAATGAGCCACCAACTGCCTTGTTCAATGCTGCCGAGCGGTACCCGGATGAGATATGAATCGGAATACCGAAGTGCTCACGGATAGGTTGGAACACGTTCTCAGCTAACTTCTTGAAGTTCTCTAAGTGTTCAGGTGTAGGCATATTGCTGATGCCTTTACGTTTTGCAGTTTCGCTCCTTGTTACTTCTGCTAATGCTAAATTTTTACTTAGTTGCATATTATTGGTTTTTGTCTTTGAAAATTTTGTCTACTGATGCTAATCCAAGGCATCCAAAGGATAACATTGCCACTGCATTCACCAATGTGTCTGATGGCTTAATGTCACCATGCGAGTAACTATTGACATACATGGTTACGCATAATGTCATACCGGATACAATACCGATAAAACGCTTGGATGAAAAGTTTCCTTTCTCATCTTGGAATAATTGTGAAATAAATTTCTTCATAATTTTAGTTTATTTAATTTAGGCCTGGATGGAAGTGCGATATCAGTATGCCATCCATTTCTTGGCTCTTTATCCTCTTGATTATTTGTATCGCAACTTTTATAAAATAACAAATCACCCGTGTAATCATCTTTTCTCACAACGTATTTGGATAAATCCACTGCAACAACTTCATTGTTGGTGTATGAATAATATATCCAAGCACCTTCCTTTGACCTTTGAATCAACCATTCACTGATTGTATCAAGCTTGTCATCCTTTACAAATTGAGTTTCAATGATCGTTTGATATTCCGTATAACGCTGAGTATAATAAACAAGCAAGGTATCTCTGAGCTGAATGATAGAATCCTTTACTTTGGTTTCTTGCTTGAATGCTGCAATCTTCGCCTTTTGGCTTTCAAATATAGCATTGATATCATCCGCTTGTTTCACAGTCAATATCACTACACTGTCACCTTTAATTACCGTCTTCAGTGGGTAGCTTGATTGGCTGAAAATCGAATTCATCACCATTAGAAATACGAGCATTTGTAGCTTGTTCATTGGTCAACTCTTTTTTAATCTTTTTTACGATGCTTTTTGTACTATCCAGGTCACCGATAACCTCACTTACCATCTGTTGCATTTCTGCCTTCTCATCAACTAACTCACTATTCTCTGCCTCTAAGGTAGCGACACTCGACTTGAGTCCCTTATTCTCGCTCTTTAAGGCCTTATTTGCGGTTGTTAGATTAGCATTGTCCTCTACCACCACAACGTGCTTGTGACCGCTTGAGAATACCTGAACGCAAATCAAGGAAATAAACGAAGCTCCGATGATAAGCAGTTTCTTTTTCATTTCTTTCCGAATAGCATCAACACGGTTTCTTTTAAACTCTTTGAGCTTTCAGTGCTTTCCTTTAATGTATTCTGCACATCGCTCTCAAGTTCCTTGACTCTTGCTTTGAGATCATCCTCGCTTTTCATCAAGCGATTCAAGAACATCCAACAAAGATACCCTAAAGCCAGGACTGCGAATCCCAAGATTCCATAATCGGCTAATGTATCAAATATCCCAAATGACATTTACTTTTTCTTTTCGTCCAAATGGCGTTTGATAAACATCCAAGCCACGTATCCTAGTGCTAATAATACTAATCCACCGACACCATAATCGGCTAATTGACCAAATACACCAAAGTCTGGCGTTGTTGCTGTTGTATCCATTATCTTTGTAATATTAATTGTTTAACTGCATCTGACAATTCACTCACATTTTTTGCAAGGTTCTTAATTTCGAGTTGCGTTTGAACTTGAATTGTTTCAAATTTCAACCTGCTTTCCTGCTCTACTAGTTCAATTTTACCTTTCAATTTACCGAGTTCTTCAGTATTCTTGCGAACATCGTTATGGATTATCTTCAAAAAGTATCCGATGATTCCGATTGAAGTGATAAATGCGTATTGTAGAAATTCAGACATTATAAAACCAAGATTGAATTGTTATAACCGTTATCCGTTGGATAGCCACATGACCAAACTCCATTCATGTAACAATTCCCCACACACATATGACAATCAATCTGAGGTCTTAAATCAGTATCACGATTCTCAGTGCTTGTGAAGATTGGATACAATGCTTTGTTCTTCACCAGGTACTTAATCAATCTCATTTCAAAGAATGATGCCTTCTGAGCATAGTGCTCCATGCCAAATGCAACCTCTGAACGTGATACACTCGATGAGTTATCACCGAATTGAGTTTGAAGTCCTTTGTTCTTGAGTTGGTAAGTCAATCCAAATACTGCATCCTCAGCTGAACGCCAAGCAATCACCGGTTGAATGAATGCCACCAATATTTCCTCATCGGGATCTAATGTCTGAGCATTGTACTTGGTCAATAAGTCATCATAGAATACTGTTCCAAGTATTGGCATCACTCTCAATTGTGCTTGAGTTGCGATGTATGGTGTCACATCAGTCACATCCACATTGGCAGTGATTGGTGTATTCGTTTTGAGGTAGGTTTCGGTTATAAAGTACAACATTATGCGGTCGGTGTTTGTAAGGTTGGAACTACATCACCACCTTCTACCGGTGCTAATGCTGCGAGAGCTCTCACTTCATTTGTTGTCATTGTGTTGAGGACCTTAGTCGCAACCAATGGACTCATAGCATTCAATGCATCTTGAGTTTTGGATGCATCACCTTCCACCTCAACGATTGTTTCATTGATGATTTGGAAGTTGTTGACCATGAAATCTGCGTTGACTTTTGCAATACGAAGTATCTCATTGAAGATATCGGATACCTGCTCTCTCAATGGCATGACCACGTTCTTCTCGAATATCACATATGCTTGTTTGATGTCACTTCCTGAGCCAAGTGAACCCGTTGTGCGTACTCCCATCAGTATTGGATCTATTGTATGAGCAAAACAAATCTGCTCAGTATTCAATCCGGATGCTTCTTGGAATAGTTTATCGTTTTGATTGGTTGGAATAGATTCAATCTTCGGCATCTGCTCAGGACTATTTGAAAAAAAAGCGACAGCTTTCCCTGCATTTTGAGCTCCTTTCATCTTGTCCATTGTGGAACGAAGAACATTTTTCTCCTCTTCCGACTGCGGTCGTTTCGGGAACATCATTGCGAATGATGGGAACACACTGTTCTGAATGTTGGATTTTGCGAAGTAACTTAACTCACCTGAAAGGTAGGCAAAGTTCAAAGCTGATGTATATTTTGGAAGCGGATACCAATCTTGGCCCAAACACTCAACCTCATATACAAATAATTGGCAACGGTCTGAGCAAGTTGGATGATATCTTGAAATGTCACGCACATCGATTCTACTCGCCCAATCATCACAAATAAAATAGTTGTTAGGATTTTGTCCTCTTCTCACTTTGTCGGGAGATACGTTCTTCATGCGTGTGAGCTTCATCTTCTCATCGAAGTACAACTCAAAGTAAACACGATTGTGGACAATCAATTGTTCGGTTGTTATCCGAACTGTCTTTTTTAGGTGAGATTTCTTTTCAAATGTATATAAATCAAGAAGCTCTTGAGGTGTTGAGGTCGTTGCTCTCAATTCAATCCCTCCACCAATTACTGCATTGGTCTTATAATCCACAATTGAACCATGGAGAGGTGATGAGTATACCAATTGATTGAGGACGCTTGGAAATAAATTCCCCTCGCCAAATGGAATCCATCCACTTGTTTGATGCCTCCCATTCACATATGGAAGAGATAAATTCCCTGAGCCAATTCTGCCGAATGGTGTACTGAAGGACTGATATCCTTCCACCACTTCAGGTGATTGTTGTTTTGTTCCAATAAATCGGTCGTACCAAGCCATGTTTAATCGTAGATTGAGTTTTGTATTGCACCACTTACAACCATTCTGCCCTCTTCAATGACGATTCCCGTCGTGTCCTGGATAGATGTTGGTGGAATTGTTGATTCATACACTGAATATGTGTATTGTCCTTTGACCAATGTCACGTCAACCGGCTCATCCAATAGGAACATATTAAATCTTTCCTTCCAAGTGGAGATGTCAGCGGTGGTGAATAGGATTGGAGCATCGGTGACATCCATTTCATTCTCAAAAACGAACAAATAATACGGATTCGAGAGAGTGCTTACCTCAGTTAGAGTCAGCACAATTGAATTAACCTCACCTTTATCAATGTAAATCATACTATTATATTATAAAAAGTAGGAAAAATGTTTATAAAAAAAGCCCACCCGAATGGATGAGCTCTCTCTCTTTCTAAGAATATTAAGCAATCAATGCTGCGATAATAGTTGAATCAACCTCGTATGCAAGGAAATCGTTCTCAGCGATCAATGTCACTGAATATTTCGAACCATCTGCACGAGCCGTTCCTGAACCTTCACCAACTGCACTCAATTGTAAATATGGGAAGTACCAATATTTACCATTCGCATCTTGGATGATTGCATTCAGGTATTGTTGACCAGCACCAAGAACCTTAATCGCTTGCGACTTAGATTGGTCACGACGATGGAACATCAAGCTGATTGTTGCAGTTACATATGAGCTACCATTGACAAGGTCAATCGCTGCATCTTCGGTGTAACTTCCGGTATTTCTGCGGATTTCGAATTCAGTGTATAAATCACCACCAACGATTAGGTTGATTTCATCGATTGTCCAAGTATTTGGTGCACCTGCAAATGCGATGCTATCGATGTTATCTTGTTGGTTGATATATACCTTGAAAATCCCACCACTGTTATTGTCGCACGACTTAACTATGG